TAGGTCTTTTAGCTTTGTTATCCTGTGTAGCATATGTCGTTAATATGCTTGGATCTTGATTATATGTAGCCGTAGCATTAATAACATCAACATGGAACCATCTATTGCTTCGTGACCATGCGTTACGGTCTATACTATTTCTAGCAATGGTAATGTAATCAGGTACGATAGGTACGTATAAAGTATAATCGTAATTAGTTGTATCGTATGCTGATATATCAAATGGATTTGATATCGCTTCACTACTTACCTCAGGAGAAATTAAATCTGTTACCGGAATTAATTCAATACTTGTACCAACACCTTGAACATAATAATCACCTGTTCTATAACTTGCTGGAATAACATTATTCTGGAATGCTACTTTTAATCCATTTGTAAATGTGACCCCGTTACCTGAGGTATACTGTTGTTGACCTAAAATGTCGGTTGTGATATCTATGACATTAGTTAAATTACTATCAATGATTTTAATTATACCAACTTTATTAGGATTATTACCGTCTTGATAATATAAAGTAGTTAATGGAGCACTAATATAAGGAAGCTCTTGTATTTCTCCTGCGTTGTCTAAGTAAAAACTTAATCCACCAAAAGTATTTCCAAAGTTAGCAGTAATTTTTGTATTTGCTGGAATTACGCTAGTTGGTACTAATGAAATTTGAGGATTATTAGAGTCTCCTGAAAATGTTATAGTATAAATTGTAGAACTTACCGGTGTATAATATCCACCGTCAAAGTTTGTAAAATCTGCTGTGGTACCAGGATATACATATGCGTTACCACCGTCTTGGTCAAACTCAGTGTTATCATAATTTTGAGATATGAACCCAGTTTCGTTTTGAATACCGGTATTGTAAAACATAATTGTTTTACCTAGTAATGCTGTTACCCCATCTATATTACCGATAGTATTAACGAATTGACTTTCAATATTAACAAAAGGTATATCACATACTAAATCTACTGTTAGATTGCCAGGAATCAAGTATTGAGTTTGGTCATTGGCGTACGGTACGTTGAAGGTAACAATACCGGTTTCAGCTCCATTATTGGTTACACCGTATACATTGCGAGTTTGTAAATTAGGATTAGTTGGATCATATCCTGTTACGCCTGGAGCACCCTGAATCCAAAAATTAGTTGATTGATTAACTGCGAATGTATATGTTCCTCCTCTTAATAGTGTAAGAGTTGGATTAAATCCACTTGAACTACCGGCAGGAGCTATTTCGTAATCATTTGCTAAATCAGTTACTACATAATCATTGATGTTGAATACAACATCTGATCCTACTTCTACGGCAGGCAATCCATTTGGTAACCAATAGTATTGATTGTAATTTATTAATGCATCTAAGTTAGTGAAGCTATCCCAGCTATAGAATTGACTTTCATACAATCTAGAATTATTGTTAGCAAGTCCACCTTTGGTAGTGATAGTATCATTAATACCCGGGTATGATATAAAGTCGTTAGCAGTTGTTTCATTATTCTTAGTGAAAACAACACCTGGCTCTAATTGATAGTTTGTTCTGACTTGATCAGGTTCTGTAACATAATAGTCACTGGCATTTATTCCATAGCCAAATTTACTACCTATATATCCTTGTATCTTTTGAATATTAGGTTGGTCAACTATTTGATCTAGTGACGCATTTAAAAACTGACTGTTTGTAGGAGTTCTAAAAACTTCTGGAAGAAAATCAAGTGTTCTAATTCTTGTTGCCATGTCTAAATTTTTCTCGGTTATATATTACTTATCATTACGCAATTTGTAGTTGATCAGGAGTTAATGCTGATATGATTACAACGTCATTTGATGTAGCAGCATTGACAAAGATTTCATAAGGCATTGATCTAATTTCATACAAATCACCAAACTTTAAATTAGGGTCATTAGGAACTAATACAGCACTGCTTATCAAGTCTCCTATTTGACTATGCAAGTAAGCTGCTAGTTCACTAAAATAAAATGTATCACCAAAGTTCCAGTTGTTGATATCAAAATACGTATTCATTGTAGATAACACCGCACTGCGTATTTCGCTATCACTGGCAGTTGTATATTGATTTTTAATAACTTTTATAGTTGCTCTTAAATTTGGTGCTGCTTTGGGACCAAACAACGGTTTGAAAACTACGCTATTAACTAACACAGCATCTGTTAACATTTTATAATCTTGTACCAATGGGTACTCATCTGTTAAATCACTTAATGTTGGTCTAGTTGGTTCAGGTATTGTATTAGTAGAATCCTGTATATAATTTTGATAGGCTGTATAATAACTTTGTGTTACTACATACAAGTCAATAATATTAGTAACTACTGGATCAATTCTTGCTGTATCAGCACTTAGATGTACGTACTGGAATTGTAAACCTTGACGTCCTGGTTGCATATAATACTCAGGAACTGAACCAACCAATGGTTCAAATAAAATGTAACTTGGTGTAATTACAGTTGGATCCTGCATAGTAGAATAGAATGTATCTTCACTGTAGGCATAAAATAATTGTCCTAATGGATACTGATATTTTACAACTTCAATCTGTGTCTGGTTAGCATATTGATAATTTACAGTAGCACTAGGAACTATTTGCAAACGTGTTAGATTTATAGCATCTTGTATTAGTTGGAAGAATGTGTATATACCAATATTAGTTGAACCGAATTGATATCCTGTTACATTTTGAAAGAAATCAGGATCACTGATGGTTGTATTGTTATCAACATAAATGCTTGATACCTCTACCGCATAATCATCAACATATCCGTCAGTTTCTATAGTTTGTCCAACTACATATATTTTTACAGGTTTTGCTAATGGGTAATTACTATTGTATTGTGTGTTGGTCGCTAAAATACTAACAGAGTCTTGTAAATTTTGACCACTATAGGGGTCATAAATTACCCTATCAGCATTGAATGTAAATCTGTTATCCGCTACACTTCCAAAATAATATTTTAAACTTCTGTAAGTGACAGTATATGTATTAGTGCCGGTTGATAAGAAGTTTATAAACCAATTATTTGTATTGTAAACATCTACTGACCAACGACTTTGAGCAATAGTTAAACTGTTATCAAATATCAAACTAAAACTTTGACTTAATTCCATACGAGCAACAATTTCTTGTACCACTGTACTAGGTAAATTATTCTGAAAACTAGGAATTACAGTTGTTAAAACTGCTCCTTGTGGTACAAATTGATTAAGTGTTACTGGGCCAGAACCATTGCTAAATTGTCCTACTCCATTATTATATCCGTCACCTACTACATTTAATACATTAGTCCAGAAAGATGTTATTCCAGATGGGGGTGCGATACCAGGAACTAATCTGTTGTTAATGTCAAAATAATATCCGGCTGGTGCTACAAATTTTAAACTTGCTCCCTGAGTAACATATTTTAAATTGTTAACATTAAATGTTCCAGTGGGAATTGGAACTTCTACTGTACCTTGTAAATTGTAGAAATATCCTGTATTGCTATTTGTATCTACTGTACTTAAATTCCAATATACAGTGCCATCTCCTGACGCTGTATTAATACTATATCTTGGATAGTTTTCTAGATAATATTGATTTACATTCAATGATGCTAATGAAGTAGCAAGTGTTGTGCTTAAGTATGAAATAATATCACTTGTAGTATTGAATGTGACCAAATCGTATCCGTCATTCATATTCAAATATAAAGCACCATCACTGGCATAACTTTCTGTACTTGAATATTTCCCAGTAGGGTCTAATAAATCTAAGTTTTTACTTACACCTACACTACTACGGTTAATTGCTTTGCTTTTGATTATAGAACTGTAAAGAGTGTATGGGAAGTTATTATAATCTTCCCCATTAACCATACGGTTTTGACTATAATATCTTGTAGGGGCACGTTGTTTTATATTTGCTAAACTCTCACGTGCTTGAGCATTGCTTACTGGAGATTGTAGACTTAATGTTACAGATAATGTTTCATTATAACCATATCTATTAACATAGGTGAAACTTACATTTAACCCTTGCATGTTAGTAGGATCAATTGTATATGTTAGTGCGTTGCCACTACGAACATATGCTCTAAATGTACCAACTGGGATTTGGCTGAACACACCATCTCCAAACACATAACTTACTGTGTCATTGAAGCCAGAATTTACACTGAATATAGTTCTGTTGCTGGTTTGATTTTGTAGGTAAGCATTGCTATACACATTATCAACCTGTGTCCATAATGTAATTGGGTTAGTTGTATTGTTGTCATTGACTTGATATAACCAAGTATCAGTGTTGTTGATACCTTGAATATTAATATCAACTACTTGATTACTAATTTGCTGTTGTAAAACAAAATCGTAATTTTGTAGTGATCCTTGTTTGAAATAGAAGAAATAACCTGTATTTAGACTACCATATCCAAGTTGATCGTTTCTATATAGCATATTGAATACACCACTAGGAGCAGGAGGAATCTCATACAGTGTAGTAGAACCAACACTGCTCATGCTAGTTAATTCAAAATTCATGTTTGTTCCGTTTACAGTTGATGTAAATGGTACGATAGGCAATGCTCCTTGTGGAATATTAATTCCATACTCGCTTGTTGATACACCTAAAATTGTGCTTGTATTACCTGGTCTACCTACTTTTTGACTGTTTATCAAACTAGCATTAATAATTGTATTGAACTGTTCTAACCAGTTTGGATTGGCAGGGTCGTTCCAGAAAATAGGAGTATTTCCCAAGTTGAAACCGTTGATATCTTGTATATTTTCAGTTGTTTGTATACTAGTAATCTTTAAGTAGCCTTGTCCAGCTAAGTTACGTTTTGGAGTGTAACTTACTAAGTTGGCAAGTTTGATAACACTATCACGGCGTTCGGCAGTATCAATGAAGTTTTCACGTGCGTTTAAGTCATTACGGAACGCAAGGCCTTGACCCATAAACGCAATAACATCAAGCATAGCAACGAATTCGCTACTCTCAATGTAGTCGTTATAGGTTTCTGGATAGTAGGCTATTAGATAATCTATGAAACTTTTACGCAGTGTTTCATAATCATAGCTTTTAAAATCTGCTTGGCTAAATGTTTGGTATATAGCTTTCCAGTCTTGTACACCAAATATTGCTGATTGTCTTGTACTTGTTGCCATAGGTTATTACTCTTATTCTAGTATTTATCTAACCTAAAAACCGTGATTTTATTGAAGTGCCGCAGTATTTGTATTACTATTGAAAAATACGCTTAATAATTGTGCTTGATTGAATGGACTTATTGCTAATTCTACTTCTAATAATATGCCGTTATCTTGTGGATAACAATTAGCTTGATTTAATATTATTCTAGGGTCTTGGCTTGCGATCCTACGTATTTCATTGACTAATTGTGTTTGTACATCTAGTGTATTTGGGTCAAATACGAAATCCCAAATTGTAGTGCCGTATTCTGGTTTCCCTGGCTTTTCACCTTTACGTATATTCAACGCATTTAAAAAATCTCTAATAACTAGGGGTGAATCTGCTAGAAAGAATTTGTTACCTATAATAGTAGGTGATATTACAGATCCACTACCGTAGCCTGAACCGGGAGGCAAGTTAGTTGATCTTGGTTTACCAGCATCAATTGTACTAAATCCTCTATAATTATACATAACAGTCCTTTTTTATATTTATGCGAAATTTTGTAGAGCGTTGTTAGCCTGATCATAGCTTGCTTGAGCAGTATTAAACGCATCAAGTGCTGATTGAATTCCAGGGTCGCCATCAGGTAAATTATTCAACGCTTGTTGGTATGCATTTGATGCTTGCGTTAACGCTACACTAGCACTGTCTAATGTAGACTTTAACCCATCCAATGTCGCTTGATTTTGTAAGTCTGTGTTATATTCTTGACCAAAATATGTTGCTACACTTGTAGCCGGTACGTAATCTGGTGTGGGTATCTTAGGATTATCTAAAATCTTATTGATATAATTTGTAAATTCTTGTCTGTTAGTTGTATTAGTTGCTACTACTGGCATCTTAGTTACCGGACCACTGTTGTCAGCACTAGAACCAAATAATGACATGACAGGGCCTAAAACATCTGCAGGAACTGCTGATCCTAATGCGTCACTAATTGCGCCGGCTCCGGGTATATCACCTACTGCGGATGCAATATCACTTGATCCTAAACCCAATGAATCAGCAACACTACCGGCTTCGTTTGTTACACT